ATTATTTTAAGTTAATTTTATTATAAATATTAATTTTTTTAGTTCCCCATATTAGAGGTTGCTAATGCTAGTGATTTTCCTACTTTATTTCCATCTAAGAATACATCTCCTCCACTATTTACTGCTGCTATAAGTTCTTTTAGTAATCTTACTACTTCTCCTGAACTATTACTTTGACCCCCACCATCACCACCGAGATTTGTACCGACTATCATTGAGTCTTGTTTGTCTAACTGTATACTCCCTTTTGGTCCACTGACTATAGTCTCACCTCCAGGGCCAATCATCCCATCTTTCATTTTACTCCTAGCAGCCATTACAGCTGCTACCCCTGCTGCTATAGCTATTAAAATTGTAGGCATTCCTATTCCTAAAGTACTAGCCGCTGCTGTAGCCATAGTCGATGCTGCTAAAATACCAGCTTTAATACCTGCAATTGCTAATAATACCCCTTGTTTTATTAAACCTATATTTGCTATTGCTACAGATGCAGCTACTGCAGTAAAAGCTGCTGATAGGAAGGTAACCATAGGTCCCATTCCTTCAAATACATCTGAAATTGATTTTGAAGGATCAAATATAGCTGAGATTATATCAAACATTCCTTGAAGTGAATCTACTATAGGTGTGATTATTCCTTGTAATATTCTAAAAGTTGGAATTAAAACTGTTGATAATGCACTAATAATGGGATCCAATAAACTTGCAATAGGTCCTGCTATGGAAATAAAAAGATCCATAAATTTTTCAGTTAAAGCATTCATCTTTTCTGATTGAGACGTAGATTTCATTTGAGCTGCTAAAGCATCATCAATACCACTTAACTTCATTTTTTTAAGTGCTTCTTCATGACTCACCCCAGCATCAACTAAAGCATTGTAAGCTTCTTGTGCTTTAGATTGGCTTTTAAAACCACCTTTAGAAAGTTGCTCCATAACTTTTTGTTTCTCTAACATTTCAGCCATTTGATCTATATTCAAACCAAAGGCTTTAGCCATAGCCTGTCTTTGTAGGACATTCATTTCTTCAAACTCATTAATGTCTCCTACTTCTTTTCTTATTTCAGCTGCTAATGCTGCTTGATCTCCTCTTAATGCTGCTGCTCTAGCACCTTCTAAATTTAATTGTTTACCAGTCATTAATTCAGCTTCCATTTCAGCTGCAATAGATGATTCAAAATCTAATAAACTATTTTGTACTCCTTCTAAGTCAGCTGCTTCTAAACCTAATAATTTTGATTGATAAACTTGATTTGCTAATTCTTTAGTACTTCCTTTAGCAGCAAGACGTTGTGATGCTGATAGTTTAGATATCCCTTCCTGTATTTGTTTCTGGTTTATACTCAAACCACTTTGTTGGTTTAATTGAGTAGTAATATCAGAAACCTCTTGAAGTTGTTCTCCAATTCCTTTTGATGTTTTTATTTGGTTTTTAGCAAAGAAATTTTGGGATTCAGCTGATAATCCTAATTTTTCAGACATAGTATTCATATCCACAGCCATCTGAGCTGGGTATTGTACACTAGTTCCTAATAAAGCATTTAATGATTGTTGGGCAGCAACTATATCTTTTGTACTAACTAATATATCTTCAGTTGCACCTGCCTGTTGTTGAGAAGTCATTACAATTTCTCTTCCTTCTGCTGCTGATATTCCTTGAGATTTAGCTATTTCTCCAGAAGCCCCATCTATTATTTTGAAGGCTTTTACCATTTGGTTCAAAAGAGCTAAACCAATAGCTAATGGACCAAAAGATTTTGCTAAATTAGCACCTATTTCTTTTGTAAGGTGAGCCTGTGCGTTAAATGGCTTACCAGATGCTATTGCTTCTTTTTGTAATTTTTTAGTATTTTTTAAAGCATCATCAAGACCCATAGCTTTACCTAAAGCTCCCATTCCTAATTTATCTAAAGCCCCTCCTACAGCTTTAACAGCAACACCAACATTACCCATTTTAGACTCAAGTTCCTCTTCTTGTTTTATTACTTTTGTAATAGAATCCTCGATCCCTTGATATAATCCAGGCACTTCAGCTACCCCATCTTTATTCTTTACAATCATTGCATTTAGGTTCTCAAGAGCTATTAATTCTTGAGCAGATGCTGTTCCTGATTGTTCCTTTAAAGCTAGTAATCTTTGGGATTCTATAAGATTTTTTTCTTCAATTTTTGCCTTAGTTAATAATTTTCCTAAATCTTCAGTATTTCCATCAACAATACCATCTGTGATATCTTTAACATCACCCATGATACCCGTTAAGGATTTCATTGTTTTTTTAGTTAAAGCAAATCCTTGTTTTCCTTTAGTTATTTCATCAGTAACAGCATTTAAACCACTAAAAATTTCATCAACTTCTTCTTTAACCTGATCCATTGCACCAAATAAACTATTAGCTTCTTTTTTGGCATCGCTAAGATATATAGATAATAATTTGAAGTTTTCAGGATCTAAAAAGTCTTTAGTATCCATACCCTCAAAAGGATTTTGGTCTCCTAATCTCTGATAGAGTTTATCGATTTCAGCAAGATTGCCCTTAATAAAGGCTAATTGCTTTTGCTGTTCTTGGAGTTCCTTTTTATTCATGTAAGGTTAAATCAGTGCTATTTTGTTATAAATATCGGAGAGCATCATTTTTTAGATGCTCTCTTCATATAACTATTTGGGGTAATAGGTTTTCTTGGAACTGATTTAGTTGGATTATTTAAATCAAAACTCTTTCCAGTTTTTCCTTTACTAGATGCTTTTTTCATTGCATCACTTTCCTGTTGTTTATACTCTGCTATTTGTTGGTAAGTAAATTTTCTTAACCAAATCGGCATATTAAATACTGTATGCCAATCATATCCTCCTCCTCCATGATATATTATTTCATGAATTTGTTTAAATAATGATTGTCTATAGGTTAGAGTCAGGCCAAAAAAAGTTGACGGTCATAGGTAAGGATACTTCCTCACTTATGCCGCCGCTACTCTCTAAGTTAAACGTCATATCAATATCAGGTTGAAATGACTTAATATATTCTCTTAATGATCTAGAATCTCTTGCTAAAAAATAATTATCAACAAAATTTCTAATATCTTTACTATCTGTTTTTCCATCTACTGATAATATCATATGTTTTAAACGTGTAGACATTTCTGGATTAGTATTTTTATTTATTTTTTGTAATCCTTTTATTTCAGATTTTACTTTTGCATCATCTTTACCACATAATAATTTAAATTCAATAACAGTTTTACTAGCTGGGCATGTAAATTTAAATTTATTAACACCTTTTTCATCTAAATGATCTTCATTTAAATATTTCGTTTCTAATGTAGATAAATCAACGGTTTTTTGTTGACCATTATATCTAAAAGTATAATCAGCACCATAACCTAAAATTCTAGCTGCTACTAATACAGCATTTTTATCACCAACAATCAAATCATCATAATCTACTTTTGAAATAATTAATGATTTTATTAGCTTATCTAATACTGATCCGTCTTTTATGTAATTTTGATTAGTTAAAATATCTTCTTCCTTAGCGGTCATATATTTCATTTCGATCTTTCCACTACTAAGTGGATTATCTTTAGGATAAATTAATCCTAATGAAGGTAATTCTACAGTTTCTGTAGGAAATTTAAAATTTTCGTCCATATCTTTTATTTAGTTATAACTTTATTTCGTGTATACGTATTTAATATAAAAAAAAGCTTGACCGAAGCCAAGCTATTCTTTAAAATGTGTGCCTATTTTACTAGAAGTTTAATACGCAGTAATCCATTCCAATTGTCATATCGATAGTGTTTGCTGTTCCATCGTCATCCCAATTCATATCACTAAATGAAGCATCTTTTATAAATGCACCTTTTATGATCCACTCTGATACTACATCACCTACTGGTCCTAATACATCAATAGTTAAATCTTTTTTATAGAAATCACTGTATCCATCTCTACCAGTTACTGATTCGTGGTGTAATCTTGTCCACTCCATTACAGCTTGCGCTCCTGAAGGAGTAATTGGATCAAATAATTGCATCGTTAAATCATTCCATCTTAATTTTCCTTTTACTTTTCTATAAGTATTGATGTGATTTAATACGATTTCGTCTTGTGCAAAACCCATTCCACTAACACCCTTAATGATGTAAGCTGGGATTCCATCTACGTACATAATAAATCTGTTAGCAACTTTTGGTTCAAAGGC